CCGGACGCCTCAACAAGATTGAGATCACACCTGAGAGCATCGATACGTTGGCAACTGTGATTCGCCGCAAGATCGAGAGCACACCAATCCGCAGCTTGGATGCTTTCCTGCCAGAATAGGAATTGCTGCAAACTCAGCCCGGACTGGCAAGCGAGCGCTGGTCCGGGCTCTTTTTTATCCAAAAATTTCTAGAAGGAAGCTCGCTGGTCGCTCGCTAAGAGGTTATGCAAGGAAGAAGATGAGAAGGTGCTCGCTGGTCGCTCGCCGGTCATCTTCTAGAGTCCTACCCCCGGGGTACCACAGTTTTGCATGTAACATATTATATATATAGGGACCCCCATAAGCGGAGCAAATTTTACCAAAATTGAAAAAAACAAAAGTCGGGGGTACACTCTGAAACTAGGCGGGGGTATTTTTAAAATAACAAAAAGAATAGTTCTTTTCCCTACTCCTAATAACACATAATATTATTCTTCTTATTATTCTTTTACTATTACATAATAACACATAAGAGTTCTCTTGGGGAGTGCTGAAGCTAGGGTAACACGTAAACAAAGACCTTGCAAGGCCCTTTCTTATAAACTATAATAAAAATATTCTAGAGAGGTGTCTCTCTTTCACTGGCGCAGCAAGGCTTAGTCTATGCTACCTTACTTCAAAGAACTGACAGAGGCAGGAGTGCAACCGTTCTGTGCTAAGACTGTCTACTCTACAGTCCTCAGTCCGGAGACAGAATGGGTAAAATACTTTAACTTCACAGCGTGTTCCATAGACCCAGAGAAGCACCTCCTTACGGATTCTTTTTATTCTTGGCTCTACCAGAGGCACAGGTACAAAGCGGGGGTACTGTGCATGGAAAGTAAAACAGTCTATAACTGGCACCGTGACTCCAGCAGGGGAACCTGTATAAACACTGTCTTACCTCCTCTGTCTGGGAGTGCTCCCTCCTCTTCCTCCTCCGCCACCTACTTCAGGAACTCCAGAGACACTGAAGCAACAAACCATCAGGTCATAGAGGTACCCTACCGGCCCGGAGTAAGGTTTATATTCAACAACCAAGAAGATCATATGGTTGTAAACCACCTAGGTATCAGGTTAGTATTAACATTAGAGTTTGACGAACCCAAAGAAGTTTTATCTTTTAATACCTTACTAAATGAAATAGAACAAGAGTTTCTACAACCAAGAGCATATCAGTAAAGCAAGGGAGAAGTCACCAGTGAGTGAAACAGAAGAAGTACTATCTGGAAAGGAACCCAGACCCAAGGCAAGGTCAGAGGCCTACGATCTTACCAAGACACAGACCAGATTTGCAGAACTATTTATAGAAACCAATGACCCCATACACTCACTGGTGGAGGCAGGGTACGCCCCTGTGAAGACCAAGGACGGGAGACTGGACCGTACCAGAACAGGGCGCAGAGCACAGCAGTACCTCTCCAATCCCAAGCTCAGAGCCTACATAGAAATCCTCAGAGAGGACGTTGTAGAGAAGGTGTCTTGGAACGCACAGAAGGTGCTAGACAAAATGTACCAGACCTATATGAGGGCCACAGAGGCAGAGGACTATACCAATGCCAACCGTTCTCTGGAGAACATGGGCAAGCACCTTGGCATGTTCATTGACAAGAAAGAGATCAAGCAGAACACCACCACCACCTTCCAAGGAATAGACGAGACCTTTACCCCGGACGTAGACAGTGACATACAGAGACTGGCCAACATCTCAGGGTACTCTGTGATCAAGGGAGGGAAGGAGTGAGCACTTCTCAAGAAGTTCTTCCACCGCAAGAACACTTGTTAAAACTCAGAGAGACCCTCTACCTACAGGCCATAGAAGCTGCAAAGCTAGACTTCTTCTCTTTCACCAAGTTCATTGCTCCTTCTCTGGTCCCTGATTTTAAAATAGGAAAACACATAGAAGTAATCTGTCAGAAGCTACAGAGGGTGGTGGACTCACCTGACCCACAGAGGCTCATGGTATTCCTCCCCCCGCGTTCCTCCAAGAGCCTGATCTGTTCTCAACTGTTTCCCGCGTGGTACATAGGAAACTACCCCTCTCACGAAATAATGAGTATCTCTCACTCTGACCAGCTGGCCTCAGACTTCGGCAGAACTGTCAGAGATATCCTAAAGATGCCCCTCTACCAAGAGATATTCCCCGCTGCCACGCTCAGAGAAGACGTAAGAGCAGCTGGTAAGTGGAAGACCAAACAGAACGGTATCTACTACGCAGCGGGGGTACGCTCACAGATAGCAGGGCGCGGAGCACACATTGCACTGATAGACGATGCCATGTCAGAGGAAGATGCCTTCTCAGAGGCAGGGCGAAGGTATATCAAGGAGTGGTACCCCTCTGGTCTCAGAACCAGACTGATGCCCAATGGCTCTGTCATCATCATCAACACTCGGTACCACGAAGATGATCTCTGTGGCTGGCTCCTCTCCAACGAGACAGAAGATACAATACCGTGGGATGTTATCTCTATCCCAGCGTGGCTAGACGAAGACTCAGCAGACCTGCTAAACCTGCCAGAGGGTTCCTCCTACTTCCCGGAGTGGAAACCTGATGAACTCCTCCGACTAGACGAGGCAGAGATCAGGGCCAACAACGGGGGCAAGTACTGGCAAGCCCTGTACATGCAGAACCCCACGCCTGACGAGGGGTCTGCCATCAAGGCCCACTGGTTTCAGAACTGGGAACTGGAAGACCCGCCAGAGTGTGACCTTATCATTCAAACCTATGACACTGCCTTCTCCACCCGGAGCACCGCTGACTACTCTGTGATCCAGACATGGGGCATCTTTGAGTACCTCACCACTGACCTAGCCGGGAGAGAGTACATGGCCCCTAACATGATTCTACTGGGCAATGTCAGGGAGAGACTGGAATACCCAGAGCTAAGAAGGACAGCGCAAGACCTCTACGACTCCTACCAACCTGACATTTGTATCATAGAAAAGAAAGCCTCTGGGCAGAGCCTGATACAAGATATGCGTAGGGCAGGTCTCCCTGTGTTGGATTACCTCCCAGACCGTGATAAAGTAGCAAGGGTACACGCAATTACGCCTATACTAGAATCTGAAAGAGTCTGGCTCCCCCGAGGGAAGGACTGGGCCGAGGACCTATTTGCAGAGGCCATACAGTTTCCCTATGCCAGACACGATGACCAAGTAGACGCCATGGCAATGGCCATACACTACTTGAAGGAATCTTGGCACCTGTCTCACCCTGATGATCCCTCCTACGAGGAAGACGAGTACAAACCTAAGAAGAGAACCTACTGGAACTGGAACTAGAAACTTATGACAATATCCAGAGCAAGCGTTCCCAGAGAACTCAGAGGTGGTAAGAAAAGAATAAAAACCTCTACCATAGGGAAGGGAAAGAAGATAGTATCAAAGAATACAAGGCGAAGCCGCAAACCCGGTAAGCCAAGCAAGGAAAAGGTCTAGACCATGGCAGTTGAACGTAATCCGCTCTTGATGATGGAGCCAGAACTCCAGCAAGAAATGCCCACCTCTAACTTTGACGTAAGAGGAGAAACTCCCTCCATAGAGGCAGAGATGCTAGAGGAGAACATCGTCAACTTTATGCCCACAGAAGACGGGGGCGTAGAGGTAGAATTTGGAGAGATGGAAGAGATGATGATCTCTGGTCCCATGGGGTCTCACTTTGAAAACCTAGCAGAGTACCTAGAAGAAGATGACCTAGTAGACATAGGAAACACGGTCCTAGACTCCTACGAAAGTGACAAGGAGTCCAGAGAAGAGTGGGAACAAATCTTTGAGCGTGGTTTTGATCTCCTTGGTCTCAAGCTAGAAGAAACCACAGAACCCTTTGACGGTGCCTGCACAGCTGTCCACCCGCTCCTGATAGAGTCAGTGGTCAAGTTCCAGAGCAAAGCATCTCAGGAACTCTTCCCCTCCGGAGGACCTGTAAAGTCCCAGATCATAGGCTCCTCCACCATTGAGCGCGAGAAGCAAGCTCAACGTGTCAAGAACTTTATGAACTACCAGCTGACAGAACAGATGCCAGAATACTTTGAGGAGCAGGAGAGACTTCTCTTCCACCTCCCTGTGATGGGGTCTGCCTTTAAGAAAATCTACTATGACCAGCTACTGGAAAGACCAGTGTCAGAGCTAGTTCCCGTGGACCACTTCTATGTTTCCTATAATGCCAAGGACCTCAGAACAGCCAGCAGGTACACTCACCTTATCTTCCGTTCAGAGAATGACTTCAGGAAAGACGTTGTCTCTGGCATGTACCGTGACGTTGAACTCTCCAAGCCTTCTGCTCCTGATCTACCAGAGATGACCCAGAAGATGGACGAGATCATGGGCATCACCTCCTCTGGCATGGACCTAGAAGACCCCCAGTACGTTCTCCTGGAACAGCACTGCTACCTAGACCTTCCAGAACCCTATTCTGACCCAGACGGTATAGCTCACCCTTACATTGTAACCATAGAGGAGAAGAGCAAGAAGGTCCTCTGCATCAGAAGAAACTACAAAGAGGGTGATCCCAAGAAGGAGAAGAAACTTCACTTTATCCACTACAAGTATGTACCGGGGTTTGGTTTTTATGGTCTTGGTCTTATTCACTTCCTAGGCAACCTGACCATGACAGCCACCACTGCCATGCGCTCTCTGATAGACGCAGGACAGTTTGCCAACCTCCCCGGTGGTTTCAAGGCCAGAGGCGTCAGGCTGGTGGGCGACAATGAACCAATTGCCCCCGGTGAGTTCAAGGAGGTGGAGAGCACAGGCATTGACCTGAACAAGGCCATTGTAACTCTCCCCTATAAAGAACCTTCTCAGACCCTGATGGCCATGATGCAGTTTGTCATAGGAGCAGGACAGAAGTTTGCAGATTCCACAGAGCAGGTGCTTGCAGATTCCAAGAACTCTGGACCCGTGGGAACCACCATGGCCCTACTGGAAGCCTCTTCAAAGTTCTTCTCTGCCATTCACAAGCGTCTTCACAAGGCACAGAAAGACGAATTTGCAGTCTTGGCCCAGATAAACTATGACTATCTACCCCCTTCCTACCCCTACGAGGTGGTGGGAGGAGACCAAGAGGTGTTCAAACAGGACTTTGACGGGAGAATTGACATCATTCCTGTCTCTGACCCCAACATTCCCTCCTCTGCACACCGTATGGCACTGGGGCAACTGGCAATTCAGCTTGCTTCCCAGACTCCTCCCGGTACTTTTAACATGCCAGCCCTCTACAGAGAGGTGCTGACCGCTGCAAACTTCCCAAACCTGGACGAAATCCTCCCACCGGACCAAAAACCAGAGCCCAGAGACCCTCTGGC